ACAGCTCTTGTTATACCTGTTAAATCATTACCAGAAATACCCGTGTAAGAAATTTCTTCATTACCAACTTGAATAAAGTTTGTACCTGAAGATGGAAAGTTAGTTGTACTTGTTAAAGTAATGGAAGTTCCTGATCCACCAGTTCCTGCCGTGTTGTCACTTAAAGCCCCGTTTAAAGTTGTTGTGATAGCACCGGCAGCTTCTCCACCCCAAGAACCTAACCCATAACCAAATCCTTGAGCCTGTACAGCTGGACCAACAGTGTAATATTTTTGTATTCTAATACCGCCTGATGTTGTAGCACCAGATCCAGATTCATTAGATGGCATTGTTATTGTTGCCGTTACATTGGTTGGTGTGCTTGCAACCATAAATTTTTTGTCATCAAAATCTGACGCACTAAAGTTTGAATTTGTAATGGCTGTAAAATTATCCATTAACAATATATCACCAGGCACTAAACCATGTGCACTAGAATATGTTATAGTTACTGTGGGTGATCCGTTAGTGGTGCTAAAAGCATTTGTAAGCGTGGTTGTTGTTTGAATAGGATGTATGTCATAAAACACACCTCCTGAATATGCGTACAATATTCTATTTGTTCCTATTATTGCATACTTTCTAGATAAGCTATTTATAAAATGATGTAGTCCTCTACCAGCTCCAGTCAATTCGTTTTCATTTAATGTGCCTAATTGATTCCAACCACCTATTTTTTCAGGTGATCCATATCTAAATCTAACATTATCACAATCTACCCACTGTCCCTCTGCTCCTGTGGGTGTAATTTGTTTATTAATACCTGGTTG